CTGACGGATGGTATCACTTCTGGGGTAACACTCAGATCACAGCTTTCAAAAGAAATAACCAAGGTAAGTATGTCCGGGACGAAGATGGTAAGTTAATTCCTTTTCGTACTAGCATACCTAGGAAACTACCTAAGACTTGGTACAACAAGAACAAAGATGGAAGCTAACAACAAGGGAAACACTTGGCGTATGCGTGAGTGGGGACGGGCACAATATCGTAACCAACAGGCACGGCTAAGAGCTGAGGGTGAGTCTAGTAAGACTGCCAGTGCAAAGCGTATGTTGTCAGTCATGTGCCCGAAGTTAGGCAAGCGTATCGATGAGTTCATGAAGCAATTTGGAGGAGGAACAGAGCATACTACACCTTTGTTCCTTACCTTCGTACTTGATACGTGTCCGTATGAAATTGCTATCATCGCTTTACGTACCTTCCTTGATCACCTTGACCGTAACCTAAGCGTAAGTGGTATGGCTTTTCGCATCGGCAAAGCGTTCGAGAATGAAGCAAGGTGGAAGCAAGCAACCGAAACATTTCACCCTAACAAGCTAGACCTGTTGAAGTTAGATGACAGGAGTAAAGCAATGAAGCTAAAGCAGTTCTACCTGTACGAGAAAATGGAGGAACGCTTCACCCTTTGGGACGCTCGACAGAAGACTAGCTTAGGTGCTTGGTTATTAGAGGAGATACGATTACACACGGGACTATGGCAGGTAGGTTTCAAAGCTAAACAAAAAGGACACAAGCCAGAGCGTTTAGTGTTACCTACGAAAGATTTTACAGATTGGATACGAAGGTTCGATGCGTGGATGGAAGGGTGTCGTCCGTTCAAGATGGCGTTGGATGAAGAACCTGTTGACTGGCACACTATAATAGGTGGAGGCTACTCGTCCAAACATATAGCTCCTATTCCTTTCTTTACCGGCAAGCCTTTGAGTTGGTTTGAACCGCACTTGAGTTCTTACTCGCACGTCTTTTCTGCTGTTAATAATATGCAGAAGGTAGCTTGGACTATCAACGAAGAGATATTAGATATAAGCTTGAGGTGTTGGGAAAACAAACGAGTAGTAGGTAACATACCACAGTTTGGAGAGATAGATGAGCAACCGAGATATACTGGTGAGTGTCCGCATGAATTACGTGCTTGGAAATTAAAACAAAAAGATATTAAGGTAGCTAACGAAGCTAACGGAAGTAAAAGGTTTCAAGCTTGTCGCATACTACACCTAGCTAAGATATATAAAAAGTGGGACAAGGTATTCTTTCCGTATCGATGTGACTACAGGGGTAGAGTGTATGCTTTACCTCACTACCTACACCCACAAGGCAACGACTTAGCTAAGAGTTTGTTGGACTTCAAGAGGGGCGAGCAAGTAGTAGATGAAGATGATCTCATGTTGATATTAATTCACGGTGCTAATATGTGGGGAGTAAAAGGTACACGGGATGAACGGATCGAATGGGTGAACAAGCGTAAAGATTTTATACTTGAAGCAGCGAATGATCCGCACGGTACTGACTGGTGGACTGATGCTAGTGATCCGTTCTGCTTCCTTAGATTCTGCTTGGAATACAAGAAGTTTACTGAGGAAGGGTACGGCTATGTTAGTTACTTACCTGTCCGTCAAGATTGTAGTAACAATGGTATGCAGATACTATCGTTATTGTTACGGGACAAGGACACAGGTAGGATGTGTAACTTAGTAGAAGCTGACCGATCTAATGACCTGTACCAACACGTAGCTGATCGTGTATATGATAAGTTAAAGGATGATGGAGGTATCATAGCACAGAGCTGGATGAAGTACGGGTTCACTCGTAAGTTAGCTAAGTTAGCTGTGATGAATCGTCCGTATGGCTCGTCATCTTATATGCTTACACAAAACCTCTTTCATAGCATCGGATTAAATCATCCTTGGGAGAGTACGGGAGAGATGCTTACCGCAGTTATGTGGTTAGCTAAGATAGTAAATAAAATAGCTGATGAGGTGTGTAAGCCTGTGAGTAGTGTCATGAAGTTCCTCAAGGAAAGTGTACGTGGCATAGGTTACGAAGCTCCTATCATGTGGACTACACCTACTGGATTTAAAGTTGTTCAATCATTTCGTAAGACTAAGAAGGTCAGTGTTGCTAGCGTCTTTGATAACACACACATGAAGTTACACACTGAAGAACTAGCTGATGAGATCGACCCGAAGGGACAACAAGATGCAATCACGGCTAACTTTATACACAGCTTAGATGCTTCAATCGTACATCAGGTAGCAAACTTTGTTGACTTCGATACCGCTTACATACATGACTGTTTCGTAACACATGCTTGTAACGCCAGAGCTATGAACGCAATCGTAAGAAAAACCTACGCAAAAACATTTAACGTTGATCTCCTGACCGAGTTCCGAATGGAGCAAATCAACACCAACCCAGAAGCAGAACTTCCGTCAGTGCCGGAGCTTGGAGACTTAGATGTCTCTGCAATAACACAGATGAAGTATCTGCTTTCTTAAAAACAATAACACCAATAGAGATATGACAGTAAAAGCACGAAAGAAACATGACATAATAAGGATAGGCGGAACTACAAAGTTCTGTGCCTTGAATGAACCTAACAAGAGATTCAAGACGGAGTACGGTGAGTACCAATGTGAAGTAATTGTAACACCAGAGCTTGCCGAACAAGTTAAGAAACAACTACGACCTGTGTATGAGCAAGAGTTGCAAGCTAAACAAGATGAGTTAGGTAAGGAGTTAAAGAAAGCTGATATTCCTATCGTTGAGAAGGACGGTCAGATCATCATTAACACTAAATTAAAAGGAGGACATAAGACAAAAGAAGGGAAAGAGTATCTGTTCAGTGTAGCTATGTATGATGCAGCAGGTAAACCGTTACCGAAAGATGTACAAGTGTGGGGAGGCAGTAAAGTAAACGTAGCTTTTAGACCACACTTCTGGTATACAGATTTGATGGGATTCGGGGTAAGGTTTGAGATCGCAGCCGTACAAGTTATTGAGTTAGCTAACGGTGGTGTAAGTGAACAGTCCGCTGAATCGTTTGGCTTCACAGCTGAAGAAGGATATGTAGCTAACGGTGGTGAAACTCTTGACTCAGCATTCGATGCGGAAGAGACGGAAGAAACGCTCACAGCGAACTTCTAATTACCGTTCTGGATTTGAAGAGACACTAGCATCTCAGCTAAAGCGAGGTGGTGTTAACTTTGAATACGAAACAGTTAAGTTAAAGTATGTTAAGACAGCTACATACACTCCCGACTTCATCTTACCTAACGGCATCATCATAGAAGCTAAAGGTTTATGGACAGCCGAGGATAGAACTAAACATATACTTATAAGAGAGCAACATCCACACCTTGATATACGCATGGTGTTTATGAACGCTTACAATAAGTTACGTAAAGGAAGTAACACCACCTACGCACGCTGGTGCGAAAAGAAAAACATACAATATGCACACAAAACTATACCAAAATCATGGCTTTTACAGCAACACACCAACCATGCAATAAGTGCGGAAGTTCAGACGCTCTCTCCACTAACGACGACGGTAGCACCCACTGTTTCAGTTGCGACGATCATCGTGGAGGAGGAGGATTAAGTAAACAAACCACAACCCCAACACCGAGAGATTATATACAAGGAGAACCAGAAGCTATAGCCCGTCGTAACCTTACCGAAGACACCTGTCGGAAGTGGGGCTACTGGCTAGGTACTCATAACGGACAGCCTTGTCAGATAGCTAACTATAAAACAAGAGACGGTAAGACTTGCGGTCAGAAGATACGATACGCCAACAAACAATTCGCTACTAAAGGAGAGCTGATCGGGTTATATGGTCAGCACCTATGGCGGGACGGAGGACGACGTGTCGTTGTGACTGAAGGCGAGATCGATGCGTTAAGTACCAGCCAAGCTATGGACAACAAGTGGCCTGTAGTTAGTGTACCTAACGGAGCAGGAGCAGCTAAGAAGTTTGTCGCTCAAGCTATCGATTGGTTGGACAGGTACGAACAGGTAGTATTCTGTTTTGATATGGACGATGTCGGACGGAAGGGAGCAGCTGAATGTGCTGCACTTCTCACACCCGGTAAAGCTTACATCGCAGAGCTACCACTCAAGGACCCGAACGATATGCTAGTAGCTGGACGAGCTAAGGAGTTAGTCAGTTGCTTGTTCGATGCACGTGAGTACAGACCAGACGGTATCGTAAACGGTGCTGAGTTATGGGATGTTATAGCTGATAAAGAACACAGTAAATCTATACCGTATCCTTACAACGGATTGAATGAGTTAACTCTAGGCATGAGACAAGGCGAACTAGTAACCGTATGTGCGGGTAGTGGGATTGGGAAGTCCTTGTTCTGTCGAGAGATCGCACATCATATACTAGGGTTAGACGAGAAGGTAGGATACATAGCACTAGAGGAGTCAGTCAGGCGGACGGCTCTTGGTATCATGGGTATCCATCTCAACAAACCTATTCACTTAGAAGAGGACGATACAAGTGAGGAGGTACTACGACCTGCGTTTGAAGAGACGGTAGGTAACGGGAACTTCTACACCTACGATCACTTCGGTAGTATGGATAGCGACAACCTACTAAGTAAGATCAAGTATCTAATTAAGGGGTACGATTGTAAGTGGATATTCTTGGACCACCTATCGATTGTAGTTAGTGGTATCCAAGGAGACGACGAGCGACGGCTGATCGATAACACCATGACCAAGCTTAGGAGTCTAGTTGAAGAGACAGGATGTGGTATGGTACTAGTGTCTCACTTAAAGCGTGTCGATAGTGGACACGAAGAAGGAGGAAGAGTAAGTCTTCACCACCTAAGAGGTAGCCAAGCTATAGCACAGCTATCTGATATTGTTATAGGACTGGAGCGTAACCAACAGAGTGAGACAATCAGTAACGAAACAAGAGTACGTGTATTGAAGAATAGATTCAGCGGTCAGACAGGACACTGCGATACACTGCACTACGACAATGCTTCTGGACGATACAGTCCTGATGTGTTTAAACCAAGTAGCAATGAAGAAGAAGAAACTAACAGTCAGCCGTTCTAATAAGTGGAAAGCTGAGTTCATTGATATGTGTATAGACGCAGCTAAGAACGCAGACCCTAAGAATAGATTACATAACAACGATTGGGTAGAGGCTTTGAAGAAGCTAGTGCCTTATCAAAAACTAATAAAACAAAATAACATACAAGATAAACCGGAGAATAATTAATATATGAAAACCAAAATTACAAAGAAACAATTCTTTACTTTAGATAGTGCAGTTAGGTACATAGAAATAATGAGTACTTGGAGTGAAGACTCAGAGAGTTATCCAACTATAGATTACGAATTACTACAAGATTATGTCCGTGATTTGCGTACTTTAGTTTATGATTTATACCCCGAAGATGATGAGACTGAAACTGTAGTACCTAATAGGAAGCAGATCATATTAGATAGATTACAAAAACTTATGGATCGTTGCGTACAGATGAAGGAGTCTTATGAGAATAATATAGACATACCTGAATGTCAGTTGGATTGGTTGAAAAACTATAAGAACTGGCAACGGTACTTTGAGATAGCTGATTCTGAAGGGTATGATCATGGTTATAAGATAGCACCAAAACCCCCGTTCTCTTGGGAGTCTGTTGTAGTTGGAGGCGATACCGAAGCATGACACGAACACTATTCTTTGATATAGAGACCAACAAGATTAACGATTGGGCTACACTATCTGACGTACACACCTGCCATTGCTTATCGATCTACGATCCTATGCTCCCTAAGATGCTGACGTTTCACGGGGAAAGTATAGAGCGTGGCTTACTGATGCTATCACAAGCAGAACGATTAGTAGGACACAACGTTATCGACTTCGATATACCAGCACTGAAGAAGCTGTACGGTTTCTCACCTCCACTCGTTAATGTACTTGATACTCTTGTACTATCTAGGTGCGTATTCCCTGACCTTCGTAACGACGACTGGTCACGCAATGACTTCGATAAGGAGTTAGTAGGTAGTCACAGCTTGAAGGCTTGGGGACATAGGATGGGCAGTGCTACTAAGTTAACGTATGGAGAGGACGACGATGCGTTCGAGGTGTACGATGAAGAGATGCGTAAGTATTGTGAGCGGGATGTTATAGTAACACAGCTGTTGTACGATCACTTGTTCAAGCACAACCCAAGCAGACAGATGGTAGCTATAGAACATTGGTTTAAGTTTATCATCAGTCAACAGGAACGCCACGGCTTTAGGGTTGATATGAAGAAGGCTGACTACTTAACAGCTAAGTTGATGGGCATACGAGCCAAGCTTACTACTGACCTACAGACTCAATGGAAACCTACAAAGGTAGAGATGAAGAGTGCAGCAGGTTGGACGTTAACAACAGACCAAGCAACTTACGAAGGTAAGACTAAGAACGATCTGAAGCTACAGTTAAAAGAAGCAGGGGAAGTACAAGCTCTTGTTAAGGACGCAGTAAAGACTGGTAATGCAGTGAAAGAGATACCGTTTAATCCCGGTAGTCGTAAGCAGATAGCTGAACGATTGATGAGCTTGGGTTACGAACTACCTACAGAGAATGACGGTAAGACCTACAAGGTAGATGAAGCTGTACTCAAAGGTGTTGATCATCCTATAGCAGATGACTTGTTATCATACTTACTAGTACAGAAGAGGTTAGGTCAGTTAGCTGAAGGTCAACAAGCGTGGCTCAAGCTACAGAAGAACGGAGTTATACACGGTAGAGTAAACACTAACGGTGCAGTAACAGGTAGATGTACACACAGCACACCTAACGTAGCACAAGTGCCTAGTGTAC